CCTCATCTGGCAACATGAGCATCAGCTTCTTTGCAGGTGCAGCCGATTCCACAGAACAGGCCATCAGCAAACTGACCAACAAGTTCTTGTCCGACTTTACCGGCGGCGAAACTGGCGGTTCAGCCAACACAGGCGATGTTTGGAATCCTGTTTTGGTAGGTCAAAACGTTCGCTTTGATGCCAACTTCTTCAGCGACGAAGGCTACGAAATCAAGTCAGGAACCACAGGTGGTACCAACACTGCGGGTCAACAAAATCAGCTGAGCCTGGCACAGGTCGAGAAGTACACGTCTTAATTTGTACCCACCCAAAATCCTCACAGCTAAGTACTGTGAGGATTTTTTATGACCATAGCATTTGTACTTGGCAACGGCATCAGCCGACGAGAAATAGCACCGACTCAGTTACAACCGCTGGGCAAAATCTACGGTTGCAACGGGCTGTACAGAGAATTTGTTCCAGACGTGCTGGTGGCCACAGACCGCCCCATAGCCACGGCCATACAACAAAGTGGCTATGCAAAAACCAACAGATTTCACACCCGCAGACCCTTGCCAGATCTTGGCGCACAAACAGTTCCACACGATTATTTTGGCTACAGTTCGGGTCCAATTGCAGTGAGCTTGGCCGCACTGGATCAGCACAAACGAATTTACTTATTGGGCTTTGATCTGGGCCCTACCACAACTCAAGGATTCAACAATATCTATGCTGGCACACAGTTTTATAAAGCCACGAATGCTAGTCCTACCTACACAGGAAATTGGATCAAACAGATGTGCCGGGTCATGCGCGATCATACACACACAAAATTTTATCGAGTTTGCGGAGAAACTTCAGCACACATAGCTGAATTGAGTGCGTTGCCCAACCTGTTTACTATGGATTTGTTGACCTTTGTAGACCGCATAAATAATCAAAAGGATCTGTAAATGTCAGCATGTTTGCCCAGCCCGGCTGTTGTATGTGATTTTTGTTGCTAAATAAGGCATGAGGATTATAAATGGCAACTTATAAGAACGTAAACGGCGATTTTATCTTATCAACACAAAATGTTGAAGATCAAATCATTGCCACCGCCGCCAACATCACGCTCAACGGCAACGTGGGCATCAACGGCAACATCACAGCTGATTTCTACTTTGGTGACGGTCAGTTTCTCAGCAACGTGGTGGCCAACGTTGGAGCTGCCAGCAAGTTACAAAACGGCACATCAAATGTGGATATTCCAGTGCCCAGTGGCAACATTACCTTTGGTGTCAGCGGAGTAGGTAATCTCATAGTGATCAGCACCCAGACTGCAAACATACGTGCCAACACAACTAGTATAGACAAGTTTACTGGTGCAGTGGTAGTGGGCGGAGGACTGGGTGTCAACGGCAACGTATTTGGTGGTGCACTGTTTGACAACAGTCAGTCGGTTTTGAATGTGGTATCAGTTATCAACGGCGGAACCTACTAGACAGGCACAATATGGCAAACACAATCCTACTAAAACAAAGCAATACGGCCAATGCCGCACCATTGACCAGCGGTGTCGAACTTGGAGAACTGGCCCTAAATACCTTTGACGGCAGGGCCTACATGAAAATTGACACCGGAGCCACTGACGAAATTGTTTTGGTCAATGATATTCCAGTGGCCAACACATTTTTTGTAGCAAAAAGTGGCAACGACTCCAACACTGGACGATCACAGGCTTCGGCCCTGGCCACCATTGAGGAGGCGCTGATTCTGGCCACAGCTGTCAAAGACGCAGATCCAACAGCCATCACACTGATTGAAGTTGGACCTGGAAGATATCAAACTCAGGGACATTTAGATATGCCTGACGATTGTGTGGTCAAATGCGCCCATCGTACTGTAGTAATCTTTCCCGAACTTGGGTACGAAGAACGCAATGTTTTTCGTATGGGGTCTGGGTGTTTTATTGAAGGTTTTTTGTTTGAAAGTTTTCGTCTAGACGATCTCACTGACCCTACAGAAGGATTTGCTGTGTCATTTAGACCCGGCGCTATCATCACTCGCACCCCTTACGCACACAAAATTGCAGTGCGAACTGTTCCAGACTGGACAGCAGTGCCACCACCGCTGGACCCATTCAGCACGCCGCCCAATCCATTTGTTCCTCGCGGCGCCGGAGTGGCCTTGGCCGACGGGCTGATATGTTCGCCATACAGCATATTCCCCAACATCATGACCTGGGGTGCCACACCGGTATCGGCCAATGGCATTGGATACTGTGCCAAGAACGGCGGCCTGGTCAATGCCATCAACGCAGTCAGTATCTGGTGTCACAAGCATTTTCTTGCTCTCACCGGCGGTCAAATAATACTGTCAAGTTGTAGTACACAGTTTGGTGATTTCTCCATGGTGAGTGACGGATTCCGGCAGATTGTTGTTCCTGACGGGGTCAGCAGTGTGACACTGACCATTGAACTGGCCTCGGCCGGAATCATTGAGCCACTCAAAGGATTCTTTGGTGTCATTGTGGATGACACGTACACTGCACTTGATACCACGGTCGATCCTGCTACTGGTCAGGTTTATACATTTGGTTGGACCGCCACAGACGAAGAGACATTTCGTTCATACGGCGAAAATCTTGTCCAGGTTCTGATCTGGGTCTTGAGCAGTGCCGACGAACTGCCCATGGAAAATTACACCAAGACATTTTATAATACCGTGGGAACGCCATTGTTCACTAGCACAGCTTTTGTTGATGCATACCTATTTGCATTTGCGTTTATCAGAGATTATGTTAATGCCTTGCCGGGCATGAGTGCTAATGCCATTGCTATTGTTACAGCCCTGATTGACGAATCTCTTATACCAACTTTTACTACCCCGGTATACGCAATACAACCCAGCACTATTACTGCGGTTGGGCACACTTGGTCTAGTACACTGGCAGGCGTGGCCTTGACCAGGATTCCGCCAGCATTCAACAGAACCAACATTGAAGCCAGTATTGTAGAACAAAATGATGGCCAGGTAATTGCCAGCGGACAGGACGATCAGGGAAATGCCTTGTTCGTGGGCGGAATGACAATTAATTCCGACACCGGAGAACTGTCAGGACCACCATTTGATTCTGCAGTGGGCAGGATTGCTACAAAAACTGCCATTGCATTTGGTAACTTTTAACATGGAGTAATAGATGTCAAGAATTGTTTGTCGTACACCGTCCACAGGATTCGCAGAAACACTATATTTGGTAGATGTTCCAGCCACAATGACCACACTAGATGGGGGCCTTACTGGAGCAGATGCACCGGATTACAGTGTGCCAGATCCTTCTAATCAATACGAAGTTAGAGATCCATCGGATCCTACCCGTGCTATTTTACCAGGACAGATATTTTTCCTCACACCACTGTCAGTCACTAACAAAACCGCATCAGACGAAACCCTAGATGCGCAGATATTGCTAGAAGGTGGCAATGTCACCATCAGTCTTGGCACTGTAGTGGTTCCGGCCTTTGATACAGCTTATATTCCTCTCAATGGTAGAAGCCTGCTCAAACTTGATGCCAACAGTGTCAATGGAGACCAACTACAGGTCAGCGCCAGCACTGCCAATGTGTTCGACGTGGTAATAGCGGGTGACTTGTCGCCGGCTAGCCAAAATCTTGGAAACGTCACAATCATACCCACACCATAATGGCACGCTTACTTTCCGGTCGCGTTGCGACTACTCCACCAGCAGACGCTCCGGCCGATCGATACGACTACACTAGCACCAGCGTCTCTGAACCAAATCTAGGAGCTCCTGCTTCCTACACACAAGTACTGGCATCATTAACTGATGGCACTAGATTTTGGACAGATGCGTTGGGAGCCACAGGTGCCACCGGACCACAAGGACCACAAGGACCACAAGGACCACAAGGACCAACGGGTGCCACAGGTGCCACCGGACCAACGGGTGCCACAGGTGCCACAGGTGCCACCGGACCACAAGGACCACAAGGACCACAGGGCGCAGCGATTGTTATCATTGGCAGTGTTCCAGACGTAAATGTTAATCCACCCAATGATCCACAGATCACACTTAACACAGCATTTCCCGGTGCGGTGATCGGCAATGGTGTGCTTGATGAGGCCACCGGCAATTTGTGGGTGTATGATGGTGCACTTTGGAACAATGTGGGACAGATTAGAGGACCACAAGGACCACAAGGACCACAAGGACCCATAGGTGCCACAGGCGCTACTGGAGCTACTGGACCACAAGGTCCACAAGGACCCGTTGGCTCCACAGGAGCAACTGGACCACAAGGACCACAAGGACCAGAAGGTGCTACTGGAGCTACAGGCGCTACAGGACCACAAGGACCACAAGGACCACAAGGACCACGTGGACCACAAGGACCAAATGGTGCCACGGGTGCTACCGGACCACAAGGTCCACAAGGACCACAAGGCCCAATTGGTTCTACTGGAGTAGTGGGATCAACTGGTCAAGGAGCCACTGGTGCCACAGGACCACAGGGACCACAAGGACCCCAAGGTCCGTTTGGACTCACTGGACCCCAAGGACCACGTGGACCACAAGGACCCCAAGGACCACAAGGACCAGAAGGATCCACTGGATTCACAGGGGCCACAGGACCATCGGGCGGCCCAATTGGCTCCACAGGCGCTACTGGACCACAAGGACCACTTGGACCACAAGGACCAATTGGATCCACAGGACCATCAGGCGGCCCAATTGGAGCCACGGGTGCCACGGGTGCCACAGGACCACAAGGATTTGTTGGACCACAAGGACCAGAGGGTTCCACAGGTGCCACAGGACCACAAGGCCCACGTGGGCCACAAGGGCCACAAGGACCAGAGGGTAGCACTGGACCAGGAGCCACTGGTGCAACTGGGTTAACAGGTGCCACAGGGCTAGTTGCCGCAACTGGACCACAAGGTCCACAAGGACCCACAGGGCCTAACACAGCCATTAATGCCACATCTCAGTCTACCAGTGGTAGTACCTTTTATCCTGTGTTTTTATCAGTTGCGGGGGTGGCAGTAACTCCAAATATTGATGACAATGCAGGAAATGCTACTAGTGGACTTACTTACGTTCCAGTCACTGGTACATTGACATCAGCAATTTTTGCTGGCACAGCCAGCTCGGCCAGATACGCTGACTTGGCAGAAAGATATCTGTCAGATCAGACCTACGATCCAGGCACTGTGATGGAGTTTGGTGGCGTTAACGAAGTGACTATAAGTCAACATTCACACTCGACTCGAGTGGCTGGCGCAGTTTCTACAGCACCTGCTTATGAAATGAACACCGGCATGGAAGGTGAGCATGTGGTGGCCATAGCCTTGACTGGTCGTGTGCCTTGTCAAGTGAGTGGAACCATACGCAAAGGTGATTTACTGGTGGCCAGTGATATTCCTGGCGTGGCCACTGTTTTAAATCTGAAAAATTATCAACCAGGGTGTGTGTTAGGCAAAGCTCTTGAAGATTATAATTCTGAGGAAGTTGGCACAATCACTGTGGTAGTGGGCAAGACCTAAACTGCTTGGATTTGCTGTTCTACCACGGCTATTTTGGTCTGAACAGCATCGAAGTTCACAGTGCTCCACAGGCCCGGATGCATGGGCTTTGGCCAGATGCCTGAATCAATCCAGGCATGCCCTTGGTGCTCGTGATTGAGCACAGGTATAAATTCCAAAGCCACGCTGCAAAAAAATGTATGGTATGCAAATCCGTGGTCGTTTGTGGTAAACTTTTCCAACGGTACCAGACGCAGATATTCTGGCATTGATCCTAGCTCTTCGCAACACTCTCGTTTGATAGCTTGGATCAATGTTTCCCCGGGCTCGATCCTTCCGCCAGGCAATCCCCAGGTATGCGGATGTTTTGGATCATTGCGCATGAGATACAGGTATCTGCCAGTGGCAACAGCATAAAACCAAACACCTACTGCATTTACAGAACTAGGCTCCATTGGCCTCCTGGATATAAACCTTGATAACTTTTGACCCAGGTATTGTCTATCCATTTGTATTGGATGCCTGTGGTGATATTGGTCACATACTGTATGTTTTCAGGACTGCTGGTGCTGTCAAATGCCACGACCCAACGAGTACCATCAAACTCCACTATGTCATTGGCCTTGGCCACCAAAGATTGACCATTTTCACCTTGCCAATCTGTTGGTGTGGTTCCTGAGTCACTACCGGTATCTTCGGTGAACAAATAACGTTGCCCAATCAAGGCTGAATCTATCCCATCACCGGGTCCATTGACCAAGGGATTTATCACAGCATTGACTGGTGCTAGTGTGTTTGCTGGCAAGGTATCTGCATCCACGTTAAACAACAAAAATCTATTGTCTGTGGGATCATAAGCCACAGTGCCTATGACTTCACTGCCGTCTTCTTGTTCTAATCGCACATAGCTGATGCCAGGCCTTAGCACTCCATACATTCCAACCACAGCATTCCACATGAGATTGCTGGGCGGGCTCACAGGAGGAGCCAGGGCTGGATCAGCCTCATTGCTGATATCCTCCAGTGGATCTGCTGGATCTGCTGGCGGCGCTGGAGGATTGTTTTCTGCATCAAGTTGAGCTTGTATAAATGCACGAACATTGGCCAGATACTGCATGGCCTGCTCCACCTGATCTTGCATGTTTTCGGGCAAAATTGGGTCAGCGGTATTTAACAATTCATTTAGTTCTGCAGTGATTGTGTCCAAAGTTTGGATTTCTGGATCCACTGCGGGCACAGCAACAATACCAGTGTCTCCCACTGTCAACGGCAGAGTCAAACTGCCATTTTCTACAACCTGTTGTTGCCGCAAAGCCTGTAATTTATTGCCAATCAACAACACTTGATAACTGTAAGGGGTTATCACTTGACGAGTGCCCAACAACAAATCATTGTCCAGCACTGCATTTGAAGCATCTCCCTGTGCGTCAAACACTTGAGCAATAATGCGTTCAACCACACCCAGTTTCTTGACCTTGGCGGGACTTGAAATCCAGATGGGCAAGGCAAATGTCAAAGTAGCAACATCAATGGGATTTTCTGTGCCCTGTGGTATGACTCGAGTGGTCCACTGCGTGCTTTCCAGTTCTACTACACTGAGGCTGGTCCAGTCTATGTAGTTGTCTGTGCTTTGGATTTCCAAGCTGGGATTGAACAACACCAACATCTGTTCAAGTATCTGCATTTTTTGATTGGTGTTGCTGGTCCAGATGTCCAACTTCAGCGTGAGCTTGTACGGCACAGGCATGAGCCGTTCAATGGTAAATGCATTGCCTTGTGTGGTTTCATAGCTGTCGGTGGCTTGGTCGTAGGTTCGTTGACGCACATTGATCTTGCTCACAAAATAAGGTTCTTGCATTCTGGGACGATCATAGTCAAGTCCACTAATATAAAAGGTCATCAAGGGTGTGGCTGGCATGCCCGACGCCGAATTTTCTTGCAAGATGGTCTGGGCCTGTCGAGTAGCATCACCATACCGCACTGGCACCCGGATCAAGGTATGCTCGGTGCCTTCTTCGTTGCGACCGTACTCTACTTGGAAGTTTGAAAAAATCCTAGCAAACTGCAATAGGAATCTGCGTATTTGTTCGTCATAAAAAAATATAGGAGTCAGTGCTGGCATGATTATCCTCCGTTGTCGGCTTGTGGTTTAAGAATCTCACTGAGACTTTGCCGACTGGGTATGGCACCTCGATCTGTGGTTTGTACTGTGGCTGTATTGTTGACAAAGCTGGCACGCTGGGTCTTGGCATCCGACTCAAAATCCAGTCCAGTGCGTACAGCGTCTTCAATTTTGACCCATCTAACACCATCGTAACGAAACAAGCGATTGGGGAAATAATCCAACCGCAGTGCGTAATCACCTACCACTGGGTTAGGCGGAAACGTCACGCCAGGAGTCACAGGCAGGCCATTGGGTGGAATAAGATATCCAGTTTCTGGATCTACACTGTTGGACAAGTAGCCCATGGTGTAGCCAAGCCCCCGCGGAGTTGAGTCCAGTCCAGGTTCCTCAGCACTGGTACTTACAACGTTGCTACTGGTTGTAATGCCTGTGTCTGATGCTGGCTCACCATCTGGGAAAGTTGGCAGAATATAAAATTTGGTAATGTCATACCCACTAAGTGGTAACTCTACCTCGGCCTGAGCCAAAATGGCATCATTCAATGCTAGATCTTTGTTGCGAGTGCTGGCACTGTCGCCCACGGTATTGGGATTAGCAATCAAGTTCCAGTAAGGTTGACCGGTGGCAGGATTCGCAGCATCAATAGCAGTGCCCACTGGCACATTGCCGTTGGCACGATAGTATTGATCTCCGTTGTTGACCACACTGAGATTGGGATAAAAATTGCCTGGATCCCAGATCTGATTGGTCACAAACGGCTGTTTCATTATGTCCTGGTACTCTTGTGCGTTGACCAAGGGTGTGGCTTTCACACGCCACAAGTGCGGCAACCAGGTTTGACTGAATCCTTCTTGAGCAAATGCTGCATCCTGGATCACGTAGTATCTGGGCAAAGGCAAGGGTATTTCTGGATTTAAGGGATTGTAATCTCTTAGGTTGGGAAACTCCAACACATCACCACTCATGAGCTTGCGACCAAATGTATCAATCATGTTGTTGTAGTGGAATGTGATAAACAGGGTGTCGTTGTTCAAGAACAGACCAAATTGTGTGAGATCAAAGTCAATGTCCTGCACACGGTACACACCACGCATGACATAGATGTCGGGATCATAGGCTCGGTCACGGTTTTCCAACAACAGCAGGTCTTCGATAAACAGGGGATTCTGTGTTTCACGTACAGGTATGGTTATGTCAGCATCGCCGGGATCGCCTGTTTTTGGACCCAGATATTTGTGTACATAAATGTCGAGGCCACCCACAGTGTACATCTCACTGATGTTGCGATCAATGTATTGATAATCGCTGGTACGATTGGGACGGTATAGACTTAGGCGTGGCATAGTACTATTTATGGGCTGATTTGACCAACAACTACAAAGCCAGTATAATTACTTGCATGGATGACCTATATCAACAATTGGATCGGGCAGAACGCCAAATAGCCACAATCAAAAACAAAGTTGCCCGCCAGGATCTGCTAAAAATGGTCAAGACCATAGATCGAGCCATGGTG